GAGGAGTCCGTAGTCTCGGATACCTTCGGAGTTCGGAGTCCGCCGCAATCTTAGCGGACTTAGCGTGAACGCAGAGATGCAGAATCGTGGGGTTCCGGCGGCGGCAGCTGTCGGAATCTCGACCGCCGAGAACACGGAAGTGAACTCGGGAAATGCGCAGGCCCCAGGTCACTCGGCTGGGGTTACTCACAACTCTCAATCCTTGGAGAGTACGAGTGGTACACCGAAACCCCTGTCTGGGTCGAAGGGTGGGAGGAGTGTGGTCTCACAACCTGCTCCTTCTTCTCTTCCGGCAAACCAAAAGAAGCGGAGCTCTGGTCACAGGAGCTCGGCTTCGCCTGGCCAGGCAGGGGGTCGACAGCAGAAAAGCGAAGCTTCGACGTCCAAGCAGCCAAGCGCGCCACAACGCGTGACGAAAGCTGGCAAGGACGTTGCGCCAGAGCCGAGTACGCTTCCTACCTCCAAGACCTTGCAAGCAAGAGTCGACAGTATCCAGGCGGAGCTTTCGAAACAGCGGGTCTCTTCGGAGAGTGGCACCAAGGCCAATACTCTCCTGAGGGATTTGCTCTCTTACGCGATGCGCTGCGAGTCGAAACAAGCGTAAACATGGATGCCTCTCCGGGTGTTCCATGGATGAAGCTTGCTAGTAGTAACGGCGTGTTAATGCGAGAGTACGGGGGAGTAGTTTGGAAGTGTGTAGAGCAACGGCTCAAAGCTTTGTGTACATGTGAGTATGGTGAGAATTATGTATCGGCTGAAGAGCTGGTCAAAGCGGGATTGTGCGATCCCATTCGGGTCTTTATCAAGAACGAGCCCCACTCCCTCAAGAAATTGCGGGAGGGCCGTCTTAGGTTGATTATGTCGGTCTCAATTGTAGATCAGCTTGTAGAGCGTGTGCTCTGCTCCGAGCTGAACTCGAGGGAGATTGCGTGCTTCCATCGGCTGCCTGTCAAACCAGGTATGGGTTTTAGTAAAGAGAAAGTCGACCTCGTCGGTACTCATCTCGATGCGTTCAAGAACATTGTTTCCTCTGACGTTTCGGGGTGGGACTGGTCGGTATCCGCGGACGAACTACGGTTTGACGCGTTACGCCGGGCATACGCCGCCGGGGTTTCGACAGACCATCCTTATGCACGAGCGCTCTTAGCTCGAGCTGTATGCCTTAGTCGCTCAGTAATAACGTTCTCTGACGGCACTATGCTCGCCCAGCGTTGGGACGGAGTGCAGAAGTCCGGGTCCTACAATACCTCTTCGGGTAATTCGTGGATCCGGGTCGCTGCTGCGCTCTATTCCGGCGCTGGCGACGTATGTGCGATGGGAGATGACTGCCTTGACGACGGGACTGACTTGAAACAGATGGCCTTGCTGGGCCACCCTATTAAAGAAAGTTCTATCGTCAGCGCGTCTGACCCAGCTTGGTTGGTGGACGTTGACCTCTGTCCGAGCGAGATAGGGGATGACCTACGCAGGGTGTTGTTACGCTTTTCTTGGAAGCCTTTCGACCCCCTCCTGGTGCCAATGGCCGACTTCTGTTCTCACTGGTGGTGCAAACGACCAGGGAGCTCAGAGTGGGTCACTGTCTACCGGGGTTGGCGCAAGTCCCTGTTTAAGCTCGCGTGTGCAGTGAAAGATAAGGAGATGCATTTGTATGAGTTTGTTGATACAATGGCGCACAGTCCAGCGCTGCCATATTGCGTGCGCATGCTGTTGGACAGGGGCTGGTGTGACGATTTCCAGTTCTAGTACGGTGTACTACAGTCGTCAGGTTGTCTAGAAATGCGGGCATAAACGCTACCTAAAGACATGAAAGGGGCCATCTATCAAAACGAGGGCAACCCATGAGTGGGTGCCCACGCGGAGCCCGGGTAACCTACCTGGCGTAAGCGGATGTCATTCTGTGTAAGACTGCACGTGTTGACCCTACCTTCGGGACTCACGTGATCATTCGCGTCTACGGACGCGGTGGTCACGAGGAGAACGCTGGATTCGGAGAGCGAACAGCTACAGTGCCGGCACGCCACGTCTGGCATTCAGGCTTCGCGTGACTCGTAGGCAAGTGATCCTCTGGAGCAGGGTCGTGCAGCGGAGCGTGTTGATTTTCTAGTGCGAGGTCGGAAGACATCCGATCGGACACCACTCCTAGACGGGCGTTTCAACGGCCTCAGGGAGTTCGCCACGTGGTAACAGCGTGGTTGAGCCCTGGGGTGTCGCGAAGCGGTCGGGCTAAGAGGGAGAAGACACTGCTGACAGCTGATTTCGGTCCTGTCCTTTATCATGGAGACGCGATCGCCGTACGCGGCTTTCGCTGAACCTAGAGCTCAGTTTTGCATGTTCAATCCTATTTGTGTAGGCGCCTTGGG